GACTTTCCTTGGACAAGCTCATGGTCCACTGCTGTTCTGTGGAGGCGGTGCTTATTGGGGGTTGGTTGAGCCAACCACAGACAGGTGCGATGGCTGGGGCACCTGTACACGCACAATTGCACATACAAATCGGGAAGTGCCCCCTTCCCGTGGATGAGACAGAGTAAGCAATAGATAGACGTTGCGAAAATCTAGTATAGGTTTGCTCCTTGATCTTTAGATTGAGAGGGTACAGCAATCGCTTTGCTTCTTTGAAATTTTGCATCCCACCCGGGCATAAGACGGTGTGGTGCGTTAGAAGAGTAGTTTAGTCTCATCGTGTAAGTCGCGCTCCTCGTGGCTGGTGAAATACGTATATAACTCTACATACGTAAATACCAGTGAGGTTAAGTCGCGCAGTTTGAGTTTTACGATCTCTGTATGTGCCGCACTGGGAGATGAAATAATTGGGAACAACACATTGTTTGGTAGCTGTGTGTTGGTTTGCCGAGGCCACTCGTACTAGTAGTGAGTACCAATGATTGACCTCTATTGACTTTCTGTCTTCTCTTTAGGGCAACCACCTTTTACAATGTCTGAGATTAAGATTGACGTAAAGAAGCAAGGTGGATCTACCAAAAATAATAATAATAAGAAACAAAAGATGGATAATTTAGCTAAACAGATTAAGAATGTTCGTCGGGAGCTACAAAGTAAGCTTAGTGGTAAGGTTGGGAATGCCAACCTTGTCGCCACTGTTCGGCGCCGTAAGGGTGCCTCACGTGGCAATTTTCTTCAAGCTATGGTTAAGAGGCTTTTAGATCCTTTTAACAATGATGGCTTGAAGGTTCCTGATGGTACTTCAGATTACACCATCACATACAAATTAACAGCAACTATGCGTATCACAATTGTAGCTGGTGCGGTTGCCTCATTCCAATTTTTCCCTAACCCTTTGTATACATTGCAAATATCATTTGCCGCTGGTACAAGTAATGTTACCGTCACTGGTTACCCAGTCACTCTGGGTGCTGTTGGTGGTATTACACCCACATCAAACGATTTTAAGTATATTGTTGTCGGTGGCATGTATAAAAATAACCTTATTGCCGCACTTTCTAGTTATCGTGTAGTCAGTGCTGGTCTGAAGATGAAGAATCGTTCCGCATCTAATCAAACTCAGCCTGACCTTATTTTTGCACGCGTTCCTTGCGTCAACAATAAGGCTTATGCTAATCTCATTTCAAATGCTGCCAATAGTGCTGACTCTTGGCCTGCCTATTTTACTGGATTGGCTCCTGCTAATCTTGGTTCCCAGATTGCGGCTTTGAGAAAGAGTGAGGAGCTCACCGGTTTTGATATTATGGGTGGTAAGACTTACAAGTTTGTCACTGTTGGCAAACGTCCTGGCGCCAGACAATTTTACACAACTGGTGACAATGGTTTGAATAATTGGAATGTCTTACTTAACGGTTTCACCGGCGGTGATTTCTTGATGGTTAATAGCACAACTGGTGTGCCTGCCAGTAATAGTGGCGAGGCTAACATTGGTATGGATGGTTTCGATGCTTTGTTTGGTTACATTGATAACGGCGGCTCTAGCAGTTCCTGTATTCTTCAAGTCCACACTGTTATGCAACTAGAAGGTGCTCCTCCCCAGGCTAGCACAACTGGTGGTAATTACACCAGTAGTGCCGCTCCTTTGGGTAGTGAGAGCATTTTCAATAAGGTTAGCAGTATGGTCGAGGCAGCCCTCAACCAAACGGGTGAGTTGATAAATGAGTACGCCGCACGCTTAACACCAAAAGAGAAATTAGATTTGGTTACACGTGTTGCTGGTATCAACATCTGAGTTGTACTAGGAGTGGATGACAGCCTTTCTTGGCTTGATAATATCCTAAGTGTAGCTTTTATGTTTAAAATTTGTTTCTTGTTTATTTGTACACATTTGATTTTAGTGCGTGTTTCTGCCCTCGACTTTTATGTCGGGGGCCCTGCGCTTAGCAGCGCGATAAAAATAGTTAGCGCCTGTTCTCAATTGAACGGCGCGAACGGGGAAGTGACTGGTACTGATGATATGAATTCCGTATCTCAGATTGACCAGTTGAGTGTTAATCGTGACAATGCCAGGCGGCAGCGTCGCGATCAACACCGGAGTGCTATTAACGGCGTTCGTGCTGATGAGGATGATTTCCGTCGCCGCGAACCTGGTGTCCCGCGCGTCAATCAACAGATGCGTAGGAATGCAGTTCGTGAGCGCGAAAATAGAAATCCACAACCACACAATGCAATTGTCAATGTTTCTGACTTTGAAGAGCTCTCTGTTCAGGATCCTCAAGATATGATTGAGGTGGTCCAACCTGAGCGTCAGAGAGGCCCAGCTAGGTTAGAGATAGCTATTAATTTCCCACCCCCACCACCAGAGTATGGTGTGCCTTGGGGACCCTTCCCCGTTATCCCTGGTTTGCACCCTGAGGATTACCCTGCGGTTTTAAACCGCGTCCACGTTCCCTATTTTATCCGTCACCAGACATCACAAATTCCGTGGAAAGCCATCTGTATTTTGACGGGTGGCGTTACCCTGGCCGCATTAAGTCACGGGGCCGCTTTGCATGTCCCCATTTTAGCCACCCAGTTTAATGATGTGTGCACTTTCATATTTGGTACCACAGTTGGAGGCGTTAGTGTTGCCACTGGCGTCTCTCTTCTTCCCGGTGGTTATGAGAATAACCCAGGGTTTGAAGACCAACGTGTTGCGAATAACAGTGTTAATTATCACCAGCTAACCAATCGGTTTCAGTTAGTTACTTTATGCATTCATTTAAGCCGCGCGTCTGCTATTAGTATGCACTGGACTAACCCTGATGCTAATCTCGACTATTGGTGGTTTGAACAAAATAAGTTCACTCACTATTGTCACGTCGAGATTAATATTCCCCTATACACTTGGCTTTATAGTCAATTTTCAGGTGGAGTTCACACAACAGATCAGTTGCGTACTATGCTTTCTGCCGCTCATGGTAACGTTTTCTCAAATTTTCTTCCACGCGAAGTTGTGGATTCAACAGTTGAAGTCTTGCATCAAACATTAGATAGGAATGCCTCTCGGCGCTCCTATGGCGCCCCTTTAGCGCCAGTGTCTGCTGCAAGGTCTAACTTCAGCTGATTCTACAACACGTTGAGGTACTCCCCCCAGATCAATTTTCTGGTTGATATTGTAAGGTTATATCATGCGGAGTGCCGTGTTGTCAAACCTTTTGTATATAATTTGTGTTATAGTAAATGTGGTGATGTAGACAAATATTTAGAATTAAATGATATTGTTAGATTAGATTTTCCGGATTATTTTACAACCTTTTCCCCTCAAGTTACACATTACTTGTCCTCTCTTTATGGTCCTGCTACGTTCCATGCCTTCTTGTTAAATAATGGTGTATATAAAATAAATAGTGTGGTGTACGCTCATCGGCCCCAGCGGGTGATCCCTAAACACTACAATAGTCTTTTCGGGCCCATCTTCCTTGGTCCTTGGTTAGTGTATGAGGATACTAGGTTAAATCTCGATTTGGCCTTAACTCGTATCACTAATTGTAGGCGACCGACTCACCTTGGTCCTGATGACCAACTGAGCCTTATTCAGGTTCGTGATTTTGAGTTTCAATTACGTCAAAATTGCGAGCGTACTTCGTTTGGTGGTCGTCGCCATCATAGACTCTATTTTGCTTTCTTAACTAAAGTCCGTAATGGTTTAAGGTATGTTTTAGCCAGTTTCTCAGATGTTTTTACTCAACAAAAATTATATTCTGAGATTCCACATGAGAAGCGTGCTCTGCGTATGGCAGCATTGTCTGAGCTTATCACTACAGCTGGCTTGTTTGGTTTATTTACTAAGCAAGTGCGCGGTAAGATTAAACTCTTTGAGCGTGCCAAGAGTGGCAAATACCCCCGCTTAATTGGTGATTATACCACCCCAGGGAGCCTGTTGGCGGGCTTCTTGTGTGAAGTGGCCAAGAAAAGTTTGGGTGTGTTTGTCACACCGCGTGGTTTTAAGTTGGAGTTTTGCGACTCCACTAATTCTGAACGTTTAGATAATATTGGTACTAATTTGGATGAGTATCCTAATGATTATTGTGTATACTTTTCAGATGACTCTGCTTTTAAAATAGACGGCAAGTTATTTGAAGAAGACATCAGTTCCTGTGACATGAGTAATACAGAGAAAGGTGTCTTTGATGTTGTGGTATGGTTGTTTCAAGATTTTCCGCACTTCAGATCGGTGATAAAGAAGTGTTGTAAACAATGTAAATTAGATTTAGTTTGTAGAGATCCTAATCGCAGTCATTGGAAGTTGCGATTCAAAAATTCTTCCGCCCATGGTTGTATTGAGTACTCAGGAACAACATTAACTACATTGTTAAATTGTTTAGCGGTCGCAAAGATCGCATTGCGCACTCACTCCGATCGAGCTAAAGACGTCGCTGGGATGACCCGCTCTGCTATTGCGAGTGGATATTTAGTGACTATTAAACCTCGGTCGTGTATTGAGCAAGTGCAGTTCTTGAAGTACTCCTTCTTCCGCGACGATGCTGGTGTCATGCGTTCTTTTTTGAACCTTGGTCCCATACTCCGTAGTTTTGGTACATGCTACGGTGACCTCCCAGGTCGGGGGGACGTCCGAGGCAGAGCTAACAATTGGAATGCGGTCGTAGTGAATGGGTATGTACATAGCGGTATGAATTCGTTGTTGCAGGCACTAGCTAAACGCTATCCTGTCACACTAATTTCATCTCGCATTCGCTTGCCCGAAGAAATCTTGAAGCATTTCCGTGTTGGTACCTCGTTTGAAGTTCCTGATCATGTGATCGCACGTCGTTATGAGTGTCCAACTTCTTGGATTACTGAGGTTTCCGAGATACTCAATGGAACAACTAGTTTGTTCCGCAGTGTTCTCAATCATCCTCTAATCCGTCGGATATATCATGTCGACTACGATCTCACTGAGAGCCTTGATGCTCTCCCCTTCTCTGGAGTCAGGTTGGACCCCTGGCTCTAGAAGGATTGGCGAAGTGGTAGCCGTTAAACGACCC